TCTGCTTTTTCACAGCGAACTTCTGATGCTCTTAAATTGATTCTTCCATTAGTTGAATAGATATAATTTTGATCAGATGAATGATAAAGTTCTAAGTCGTCTCCAGTCCCTAAAATTAGCTTTACACCATCGTCATATTCAACTCCTGTAGAACCATTAATAGTTACTGCCATAATTAAACAATAGTGAGTGATCTATTCGCAGGAATAGTGACAGTAACGCCTGAAGCAACTGTCATTGGACCTGGGAAAACAGCATTGTTATTTGCCCCAATAGTCCAGTTAGCACTAACTGTAGCAGGACATTCAAAACCTTGGGCTTGTACTGCAAGTGTTGTTGTTTGATTACCTGTAACCGCTAAAGTCGATCCATCGAACGTGAGATTAGCCTCTCCCTGAATAGCATTTGAGCCAGTGACAGTCGTAATTGTGTTATTGGTTGAACCTGTTAAAGCTGCTCCTGCAGACGGAAGCGCAGCCCATGTAAGACCTCCAGTTGCACTAGACTTAGCAGTTAGAACATAATCATTAGTAGGTGAATTATCAACTTTTAAATTAGCCTCATCAACAACATCATCTGCAATAGTTAACGCTCCGCTTCCTGTCACCTCTCCTGTATGAGTGGCATTTGTTGTCTTTGCTGTGTTGGCTGCAACATCTGTAGCGATATCTATGCCATCAACTGTTCCTGATACTGTGATATTTCCTGTAACCGCTAAGGTAGACCCATCAAAAGTAAGATTGGCTTCACTATTTAAAGTATTACTTGTTCCAGTAGCAGAAATAATCCTATTGTCTGACTGATTATTAATCGTTATACCCGCAGGTACAGATTGCCAAGAACACGTACCATCACCATCTTCTCTTAAGTACTTACTTGCTCCACTCTCTCCCGTGGAAAGAATTGCTGTTCCTTCTGGAGTAGATGTAACTGTCTCCCAACTAGGGTTAGAACTATTGCCATTAGAACGAAGAAACTTACCATTATCAGCAGCTAATCTTGCTGGTGCGCCTGATGCACCCCAATAGAGAACATCACCTTGAGTTGCATGAGCTAACTGTGCAAGATCAACAGTGTCCTCACTAGGAGTACCTATACCTGCACCCTTTTGATAAATAATAAAGTCAGGAGCCGCTGCAAAATTAGTCGCAGTCTTTAGTCTTGATCCGTCAATAATAAAACCTGTTATTCCACTTGTAGAAGTCCCTGAATTAGGTTGTTGAATTACACCTCCATAACTAAGAAGCAAAGTATTCGCTGCTGTTGGACTTACTGCATTGGTTGTTCCATCAGTTACCAAAGTAAAATCATTGCCAGGATAAGAAGCAGCTCCATTATTGGCTGCATTTCTAAGTGCCAGATATGTGAAATTTGTACCTCCACCTCCTGAACCACTGATCTCTGCAACTGTGCCATCGTCTTTCTTGGTAAAGATCTTACCTTCATCAGTCCGTATAGCTATCTCACCGACTGCAAGATCACTTGCACCTGGATCACTACCTGAACCTCTTTTTAGTTTAATTGTGTTAGCCATAGAACCTACCTCCTAGTAATTGTTTTTAGTAGGTTCCTCCGTCTACATCGAAACCAGAAGTCGAACCATCTTCTAAGAATGTGACTAAATCAGACAGAGCTACTTGCTTCATGGTCCCTGCGTCGTTGCAAACAAATCTATCCGCTGTTGCAAGGGTTGTAGAACTTGCGGACGTTCCACCATCCATCAAGTTTAGTTCTGTGGTCGTTGCAGTAATTCCATCAAGGACGTTTATTTCTGTGGCTGTAGATGTAACACCATCTAAAATATTTAGCTCTGCGGCTGTACTGGTTACGCCGTCAAGAATATTTAACTCAGCAGCCGTTGAAGTAACACTTGTTAATTTACTAACTGGGAGAGTACCCGTTATTGAACTTGCTGCTAAATCAAGAGCTAATTCTGTTGACTCAATGACGAGTCCACCATTTGATTTTAAATCGACAGAAAAGACATTTCCTGTTCTATCAAGACCATCACCTGCTGTTGTAACTCCAGCAGAAGAAAACTGAGTAAAAGCTAAATTGTTAGTTCCAATTACTGCACTTCCCTTATTGGAAGAACAAACCCAACCTGTATCGGCATTGGATGTTCCCTGTTCAATAAAAGTAAAAGCTCCAGCAGCATCCGCACCAGCAGCAAAATCATCAGTCCTTGTCCAGCTACCACCATCTACAACTTTATAAATTCCATTTTGACTTGCTGTTGATTGCCCCGCCACCAGAACTCTATTGTTCGCTGCTAATGAAACACCGTCTATTGTTTGAGTGTTGGCAAGCGTGATATTACTGGTTGATATAACAACACAACTATCTTTTACATCCAACCCCTCGCTGGTGCTGTCAACATACGCTTTTGTAGCCGCATCAGTGTCAGCAGTTGGAGCCGCTAAACTGGTAATCTTTTGACTGTTTAAACCAACAGCAGCGGTAGGAGCTGCCATTTGATCTAATCTATTTACCTGAACACCTGTGTCAAAATCAGATATTTTTGTATGAGCTATTGATGGAATATCAGCAGCGACTAATGCTCTAAAAGTAGGAGCTGCGGCACTACCAGTAGTCGGACCACTGAGAATAGTATTGGCAGTTCTTGTATCAGTCTTATTAAAAAACGCTCCAGCTCCACCAACGGTAATGATCGAACTAGCAGAAGGCGGTGTCGAACCGTTGTCACCAAAACCGTAATAGAGTTTTAAATCACTTTCGTTAAACGCTAGTTCTGAAGGGAAGAGAGTAGAAGGAGCACCATCTGATCCACTAGCAGCTCTTTTTTTAATTCTGATCGTGTTAGCCACTAGAAGTTACCTCCGTTTGTAAGTGTGTCTGTGGTCCAAGTATTATTGGCCTTAAGACTTGAAGAACTACCGTCATAATAAACGATAGATTTGTTAACAGCATTGGCTGTATCTATTATGGAGGCGTTAGCCCCTTGTGGTCCTGCCGTTGTGGCAGTAACAACAGAAGTGACAGGAACTTCAACAGTCGTTGTAGTACTTACATCTGTTACTTCAACAGTATTAGTTGTCTTGGTGACATTTATTGAAGTCATCTTGTATAACCTTGACTCATATAAATTGTACCCTCAACCCAGTATTCTTTATCGCCCGAAGGATTAGTTAAAAGGATGTCATATTTATATTCATCAGAAGTAAATAAGACTGTTTGAGTATCAGTTACCTTCCAAGTAAAAGCACCTCCACTTGCATTAGTCACCGTAACAGTTGCATCTGCGGCTTTTGTTGTGCGGTCTGTATCCCAGACTTGAGAGGCCAATGTATAACCTGTCAAATTAACAGCAGAACTTGTTGAATCTTTTAGGCTCATATCAATACTATGATCTGATCCTCTTTGGATCGTCATATCATACGTTCCAGGTGCAATTGCCATCGCTACGTCTTAATTATGTACATCATACTAATGTTACGAGGTCTTGTTTCAGTGCCTCCACTATTAGCAATAGTGGTCGAAACGCTAATGCCTGTTGTAGCAGAAGAGGTGCTAAAACTTGACTCTGCAACTCTTTGGTCGGGAGGGCTACCTCCACCCGTGTTGCCCCCAAGGTTTTTCGCAGCACTGACTGTATGACTATGACCTGGATCGCTAACAGAGACGCTAGCAGTATGGTTGTGTTCTTTATAAGCTTCCCCTTGTGCACTAGCGAATGACCTTCCTGAATCAGTCCCTTTACCATTATCAAAACCTCTTATAAATTCACCACGAAGGTCTGGCACATTAAAGGATGAGCCATCAGCCGAACCCCACGTTGTTCCAATTGCTGTAAACAAAGAAGCATAAGTTGTTCTGCTAACAGAAGCTCCGTTACATTCTAAATATCCAGCAGGGATAGTTGTTGTTGCCATTGCATAAACAGACCCTGTAGGTACACCAGCTACTGCTGCCCAAGAAAGCACACCCGAACCATTTGACTGTAAGAAATCTCCATTATTCCCATCAGAGTTAGGAAGGGTTAGAGCGACATCACTTGTTAACGCAGGTGCAGCCAACGAAACAATATTTGAACCACCTGAATCTCTTAATCTCAATTGTTTACCATCTTCTATTTCTAAACCTGAACTATTCAGATGAGCTATTAACGAACCACCTGCTGTAATACCTAAATCATTAGCAGCAACTTTATATAAACCTGTATCAGTATCTCCACTAAACCCAAGCCCAGCAGAACCTACAGCACCAGCAGCAATTAAAACATTGCCTGAAAATGTAGCTCCTGTAAGAAGAGCCATCCCTAAGTTTGTTGAAACATCTCCAATTAATATCCAACCGCTATCCGAACTATTTCTAATCTTGAGAGTATCTGGACTCGTGCTTGTATCTAACCAAAGTTGATGAGCTGTAGTTGTAGAAGGCTCAGAAGATCCAGAACTTAAACTATAAAGCGCAGCAAGATTATTATTTATGTCGGCCCTCACGTTGGCCCCTGTATCATTCTGAATTATTTGGTCTGATTGCGCCATTTAAGCTCCTTGTCCGTATCCAGTAGCCGTCCAGTGGAATGAACGTGCTTGACGAGTACCTCCACTATTGTAGATGGAAACGGCAAAAGCGGTAGCAGAACTACTTGCAATCGTATAATAATCACCTGAATTTGATGTACTCATACTGATTCCAATTGCAGGAGTAGCATTAAATCTCTTAGAGAAAGTAACAGTCAAATCTCCACTAGCTGAAGAAGTTCCAGTGCCATTTATTGTTCTCGTAGGCATGTTAGAGGCAACTCGTAACTGCTGAATTGAAATACGAGCATTATTCTCTCCACCTGTACTTGCTTCTACTTTTAATTCATATCCTCTCGCTTGAAACTGTGCATTATTAAAAGGCCGCCAAGTTGTCCATGCAGGAGAACTGCTTGGGTTGTCCTGTGTTGTTCTTATATATAAATTAGCATCCGCACTAGGAGGAGTCGTTCCATCAACACTCGTAATCGCATCAAAACCAGTTGTTCCTGCTGCTGCCGTTGCATCATAATTTGTACCCAAAGAATCTAAAAAGACATTCCCTGGGTAAAAGCTCCGAACTTTTAAAGTACTTTCTAATTGAACATTAAAGACAGCACCTAGATCTATAGGATTATTTTGAAATAAATAAGTACCTGTTGTTTTATAATTAGATCCGTCAGTTGCGTTCATTAATTCTCCGCTATCAACTACTAAATCTGTTTTTGTTCCAGGGAAAGTAGTATCTTCTGTTTGAGTATTAATATTAACTAAGTTATCTAAATCAGGTTTTGTAAATTCAACTGATGCTGTATTAACACTAAGCCTTCCACCTGAGTCAACAAACCGAGCTAAATAAGTTCCACCTTTTAAATCCGCATAGGCTTCCTTAGCCGTACCAGTTAAATCACTATGAATACTTGATGCAGTTGCCCAAGTAACATTAATGAGATCAGGAGAATGTCTAAGCCTAACTAATCCACCAACAATCACATCAAGATCAGTAGATTGAGTCCATTGCAAACGAGCTAACCCGTTAGTAGGAATCATCGTTAAATTAGTAACATCCCCAGGAGCTGCTGTTTTACCTGCTAATGCTTTCGTAAAGGTTGCAATAGTACTTCCTTTATTTAAATAGTTAACTGCCTGAATCTGAACAGACAATGTACCTGCTCTTAACGCACCAAAGTTACCGCCTTGCCTAAGGCTAATAGAAGGTGAAGATGTTGTTACTGTTGCCCAGTTATCATTATCTACTCGATAAGTAACTCTAAATTCTGTAACTCTCTTTCTATTATGTTGCCAGCTTAAATCACAACCAACAAACACACCTTGACCATCTGAATAGAGAAATTCCTCCCCCTCTATATCAGTAACAGGATCAGGTATTGCGCTTAAATTGCTAATATCTCTAAAGACAATATCTGTACCCGAATCAACCGCAGAATAAATAGAATTATTATATCTTAGAGTTGTAACAGCAGAAGAACCATCGTTGTCTTCTGCGACAGTTATGACACGATATTGTTGAGACTGAATATCACTCGTCTGAATTAAATATACAGACTCATCATTAGGGGCCTCACTAAACGCAGAACTTACAGTAACGGTAGGGGGCGATGTGTTGGGAGTGTAATTGCTAATAGTCTTTGTTTCTATAATTCCTGTTGGTTGAATAACAGACAGGGTTGGACTTTTAGTTAAGTCAACAGAGAAATCTTCCCCACTGTCTATATTTATTACAGTCGTAGTCGAGCCTGTCCCAATGCGTCCCGACCTTCTTGTTCCTGCTCTAACTGGATCAGCAATGTCAATTACCATTCCAGGTCTTAACACAATCCCGCTATCTATACCTACAGAAAAAGTACAAGTTTCTGTTAAAAGCTGTTCGGACTTTAACAACCATAAGCCCATACGATGGGCCTGACCTTGGGAATAACAACCTAAAGCTTTTGCACTTTTGCTGATAATTCCGTATTTAGCGATAGCATCAGCGTCCTCTACATACTCGAACATTGTTTCACCTAACCCTTCATAGGTCTGATATGCAATTTTTACTGAAGTGTGCCTTGCTTTTTGTGAAACGCCCGAATATTCAAAAGCCCCATCCACTACATTGCTTGGGCCTAAAACGTATTGACTGTCTTGCGGTTTATCTTGCAGTACCATCATATTGCCAGCACCATAATAACTCATGCCTCTGAATAAAGAGGTCATTTCTTTTATAACGGTATAAATATCTTTCCTCTGATTAATTAAAATATTACAAGCAAATCTTGGCTCTTGACCACCTTTTCTATCATCAACTAATTCATTACAGTATTGAGAAATACTATAAAAATCCCACTTGTCAAGGGAAGACTCAGGAATCGAGCAACCGTACCTAGTGGAAACAAGCAAATCGTAAAGACACCAAGCAGGATCATTACACCAAGTCGCAGCCCCGAAAGTTCCGTTCCAAACTCCGCTATAAGTTACACGTCCTATATGTGTAGTTGTGTCTACAGTTGCATTACTTGGAAGTTTAACTTTTATACCTCTAATCTTATATTTACGATCTGGAATATTATTAAATTGTCTAGAATCAAATCGAAGATATGCTAAAGCACTATTCGGATAAGTTAATTTTTCATCAATGATTTCTGTATAACTAGCCCAATGAGTTTGACTTTCTGATTTACTATCTGGGTCATCAGCACTGACTCTGGTAACTCTTATATCTACAGGGAAAGCACCTGACAAAGAGAAGATATAATCTCTCATATAAAGGTTGCTAGATTTACCTGCAATAGTGTCTGTCTTTACTGTGCTATAACCGCCTCCATTGTACTGCGCCTCGATCTTTATTTGAACACTATTGCCGACTAGATCCCCGTCATCTTCTACCTTTCTTAAAGATGGGATTCTAATAGTTACCCTTGCCCGATCAGTATTAGTGTTTGTAATCTGCCTAATAACAGGACTACCATTTTCAACTTGAACATTAACATTATTTTCCGATTCAGAACCCTCTAGCATCCCTATATAAGCCTGTGCTTGAGTCCCGTTTCTAGTCTGTATTGTATATCCTGAAAAATTATTAGCACCTGATGAATCTTGAACAGGTGTTCCTCCTAAATATACCGATTTATACCCATCGTCTAAACCTTGGATCTCACCCTCCGAAAGCAAGTCTAATACTGTTGCATACTGAACCGATTGAAGAGAATCATCAGCCTCAGTAGGCGAACCGCCGCCGCCGCCTTTGCCACCACCACCAGCTCCTCGAATGTAAGACATCAGACTACCTGATCGACATCAAGACCACTTGATATTACCGAACTTCCGACAAATAACCTTCCATATGCAATTGGGACAGGAGTACCAACACGGGTTATGTTTGCAACCCCACTAAAAGCATAATTAGCCAGAGTTTCCGCTTCTTCTGGCACATCAGGCGTTGGCGATAACAATTCAGAAATGCCCATCAACCCAACTGAGATTCCCAACGTTCCAACAAGTGCTAATGCTTTTAACCCAACAAGCCCCATTCCTGTAGCTGTCGCACCAGATGCGACTGCGAATCCTGTTCCTGTAAAGGCGAGAGAAGTTCCACCTGTTAGTACTGCTGCACCTATCATCAGACCGCCAATAAGGACTTTCCCCCAGCCACCTTTGCCAGCACCCATAAGAACAGGTGTAATACTAAAAACTTCTCTTTCACTCCACGGATAATGCAACACTTCTAAATTATCTTCTCCTATTTGCTCCTTCCCAACTTTTACCCTGTAGGCAACACCATCTTTTTCACTATCAACAATCCACTTTTGCAGCCCAGAAAAATTTGCACATAAAGCCCTAATTGCTTCAGCAGGGGTCGCAACATCTAACTCTAAACGGCTCTGACCAATCCGCTTCTTTAATTCTCCATAGACCTTAATGACTTTCATGTTTCAGTATTTTAGCGGTATTCTTTTGATAGAAGCCACCATAAAGATCTCGTGAACTTAGTCTATCTTGAACATGGTGTAAAACCATATTTCCATCTATATAAATACCTCCGTGATTAGGGACTGTAGCTTCTAGATGCATTAAAACAACAGAACCATATTCAATTTCTTCCATAGGTACTTCTCTAAAACCTTCATCTTTAAAATGATCTAAGTACATACTTTCCCCACGTTCCCACCAACGATCTTTACGATCATAATCAGTAAGTTCAATATTAAATTCACGCTTATAAAAGTCTCTAATCAAGGTATAACAATCAATAACACCGTAATAAAAAGGTCTTCCAACATAAGGCAACTCATATCCAGATGGCTCACAATAACCCCAAAATTCTGTCTGAGGATTAACAATATGCCAAGGTAATCCTGATTTCTCGCAAGCAACTAAATCAGCAGGGCTAGGAGCATGATTTGTAATTGGATGACTATGAATAACGGCTGTGATTTGTCCTTTTTCTTCTGCCGAAATATAGTCGTCTGGATCTAATACAAAATGTAAATCACGTTCATCAGCAATATTTTTGCAAGGGAAATAACGCTCTCTACCTTTAACAATATGAACTAAACCTACACTCTCCCTTGGAAAGTCCTTCTTAGCATGTTCAAGAGCTTCAATTTGAACCTCTTCAGATAATTTCACTGAGTTCTACCTGCTGTTGA